ACCAGCAGAAGCGACCTGACTTCCTCCACCCGATTTCTTCGCCGTTTGGAACTTGTGAGGAAATTCCGAACGAATGCGTTTGTCCACCTCAGTATAATACTCATCGGACTGCGGGTCAAACCCCTCTTCGTCAACAAGTTGTTGGTGGATTGCAAAAGCCGATGCAGTCATGACTTTGTCCTGACCAAACCAGTCGTTTTTCTCCGCCCAAGATTGCGCACGAGGATCTGGTTGCGGCTGCGGTTGTTGTTGCTGCACAGGCTGTTGCTGCACAGGTTGCTCTTGACGTTGAACCTGTACTTTAGCCTGCTGCTCTGCACGAGCTTTTGCAGTGTTATAACGCTGCGTCTCTACAGCAATGTTAGACAGAGCCTGCTGCGCTTCCAACATACGATCTGTATCACCAGCCTCATATGCCTCTTTATACGCGCGTTTTGCTGCATCTGTTTGTGACTGCAAACGTGTGCCATATTCAGAAAGATAACCAGTGTCTAAAGCCTGCATACGAGTCTTTAGTTTCTTGTTTTCTTCCATCAACTGCTGAGATATGCGTAAGGCTTCCGCCTTGTCGCGCTCTTCTTGACGGTACTTTTCCGTAAGTTTTTTGATTCGATTCTGTACGCCCTTGCTGTACGAATCTAATTCTTCATCCCCCGAAGATTTCTCTGGTTCAGCTTTCGCTTCCTTTACCGGAGCTTCATCCTCTTCAGGCGTCTCAATAACAAGTTCTTCTTGTTCTTGCTTTTCTTCGTCTGCCATGACCTACCCTCTAAACATGTTTGATGTCATCCGGTTCAAGAATAGTTGCGATAACTTCGTCGTCATTGATAACACGAACCTCGCCACCATCGATCTTGAATCGAGAACCAGAATAACGACCAATGCATACCCACTGGCCTTCCTTGCACCACGGCTCGGCATCTGGACCAAACTTGTCCGGATCCTTATAAGCCAACGGCCCTAGTTTCATCACGTATGCCACAACCGTAGCAACGCGTTCACGCTCCCGAACTTCGTCGGGAATGTATAGACCACTCGATGTCTTAGCCTGCCCTTCATACGGCATAACTAAAACCCGCCAACCAGTCGGTTGCGGGAGACGATCAAGTAGCGGTTTGTCTAAGAGGGACGGGTCTAGCACCCGTTCATTAGCGTCAACATATGCGCTATCCAAAGCGGAGGAGTCTGCCTTTGACTCTTGCCGTTCTTTGTTCACTTTCTGCGCAACGTGTTCAGGAAGATATAAAGTCTTCGACATCGTCTACGTTTTTCTCCAGCAGGGCCTTGATTTCTTCACGCGCGAAAGAGAGACCCCGTATCTCTCCCACAGACATTTTGTACTGCTCCCAATCCTTCACTGAACCGTGAGCGAGGGCGGTTGAAATATCTTTCTCACGCTCCTCCATTTTCTTATACAGGTATTTTGCCAAATCGACAACATCCATTATAGGTTGTCCTTGTATTCCTCTTGTAAGTCAGATGTGATTGGACCACCTTCTGCCCACTCATCACATGTGTTTTCCTTCATACAAGCAAACTTCAGGCTCTGGCAATACCCTGTGTTGCCGGACTCGTCTCCAAGACACTCCAACATTTCGTCTGTTTGATTATACATCGCGCAGCTTCCGCACACCTGATCAGAACGAAAAGACACTCCCGTGTTTGGCTCACGGTAGTTATGCTCTTCGACCGCCATCTCACGGTTCTCTGCGTTTAGCTCTTCATCCTGAGTAGGTAGAGGGCATGTGTAGCCCTCTTCTGTTTCTTCCATCTGATCCACTGGCATTCCGTCAGGGATGATGGTGATCATAATCCCAGCCATTAGTAGCACTTCCCACGTTTAGGGTTGTCTCGAACATCCCCAGGGCGAACTTCAACTTCACCGCCCAAAGCAAAAACCTTGTGGCCTACGTTCTTAGCTGTTTGGCGTCCACGAGTTAGACCTGTCTGAGGGTCACCAACACCTGTGCCGTATCCGCCTTGAGATGCACCAACACCAAGTTTACTGCCAGATGCGCCTCGACCGTCTGATCCTAGTATACGGTTTCTAAATCCAAAACCGCCGCCTGGATCTTTTGGAATGTCAGGCGTTTCGTTGTAGTTTTTATTGAGCTTGCCTGGTTTAGGGTCACGACCTTTATTACGCCCTTTCAGTGTGTTCTTCAAAGAAGTAGGATTTTTATCGTCGTCGCTCATTGCCTCGGACACTGTGTCTTCAATGTCTTTGTACATCTTACGACGTTTTGTTCCTTCTACTTTGGCGCGACCGCCGCGTGTTTCTGATGCCATGTCGGCCTCCTATACCATAAGTTCAAAGTGTGGAGCGTCGATAAACGGACGACGGCCCTGTGAGCGACGAGTGTCGATGTAATCATTCATAGCTGATTCCATATCGCCATCCCATTGCGCAATGTTTGGCACAGTCCATGCCGCACCCCAACGGATCGGAACGTCAACGGCACGGGCACCCTCTGCCATCGCATCTGCGATCTCATCATACAAATTCAACTCCCAACGGCCTCCATCTACATAGGCCATAAGGTCTACGGCGATACCGTCTAGGTGTTTTGATTTCATAGTTTGACTGGCACCTTTGGCAACCAACGCGCGTTGCTCTTCAATGGTTCTGAGTCCACAAATCACAGAGAAGTCCTGCTTCGTCACAGAAATAGCGTGGCGGACAACAGCAACCATGCGCTCATCTACGCCCTCTAATTTCTCAACACTACGTTTTCCTAGTTTGTAAGCCATTATTTTTTACCCCCAAAGAATTTAGTTGCTGACCGCACACCAAAACTCGCTGCCACAATAACACCAAGCGTGTATTGATACCAGTCTGGCATAGACTCCAATGCTGCAAAACCATTCTGTACAGCCCTTTCCGCCCACTCAAACGGCAGGAAACAGAGGATCAATGGTACGCTGAATAGTATTGTTAACCATTCGTCCTTCCACGAGTTTTGCGAACCTTGCGCCATTATGCGTTCCCAGTCGGCCTCGCTCGTAGCGGCACTCTTCATTATGGTCGCTTTCGCTTCCGCCTCTACTAGCTTTAGATTAGCTGCCGCACTAGCTGCGTCAGCCTTACCCTGTAGCCAAGATGAGGCTAGGTTACCCAGTGGTCCGATTAGAGCTTGTAGCATTCTTAGCCTCCATCGCGTTAAACCCAAAGTACGCCGCCGTTACACCAGACACTGATACAACGTATACCGCTGCAATGTCAGCGATTAATGACGCCGCTTGTTCCATACCCATTAATGACGCCGCTAGGATCACCAACGGGTATAGAACCATGCCAGACAAGGCAAACCATGTCATGCCCCTCTGTGCGTCCCTTTTCGCGTCTGCGTCCTCCATACGGCGGCGACGGTCTTCTAGCATGATCTCCCGTTCATCGGGGTCAATCTTGCCATTCCCGTTAAAATCATACTCTTCTTTACTCATTAGCATACCTTTCAGCTATGCGCTTATGATGCGTGATTATAACCACTTTTCCTGATTTGTCATATACCACGTATTGTCCCAAATTATTGTACCTTAACGTCGAGGCAAAAGAGTCCGCTGTTTTGGTGTTTTTTGAGGACTTTTGCTTGGCTTTTCTCGGCATAACACGCGTCTTCAGTAGAGAATGTACCTAGTTGATAATGCTCTAACATACCGTTGGTAAGATGTATCCAGACAAGAACCCACATTACCAGCGATCCAAATAGACACCTAGATAATATATACCCAGAATAACGCCTGTTGCAGCAAGAGTAATAACAGTAACAGTTTGTATAAGCTCAAGCTGTTCCTCCCGTTTCTTCATCGCTGCCTTTTTGGCTTCTTGCCGCGCCTTTCGAGCTTCAGCCTGCCACTGAATCCACCTATCCCATTGGCCTGGTCTGCCATACAAACGGATATATGACTCTAGCTCTTTGCGTTGTTCTCTAATCTTTTCGAGTTGCTGGAACTCTTCCCAGTCCCCTTCAGCCCCGCCAGTTATAGCAGTGATCGGACTGTTCTTCTTTTTCTGGACTGCGTCCTTGAGTTCTTCCTCCGCCGTGAGAAACTTTCCCACAGACGACATAAGGTCTGCCCCTTCACGCCCGTTCTGGATACAAGTTTTAATAACTGAATAGGCTGCGTTAGCTGCCGCAATAGTTTCCAGAATAGCCATGGAGCATCCTCACGTTAAAATTCTCCAGAGAATCTCTGAGGACGAGCAATAGGACTAAAGCGGCGGTTAACAAATCCGCCGTTAGCATATTTACTTTTACCCGCTTTACTTAACGCAATAGCCACCGCCTGCTTGCGTGGCTTGCCTGCATCCATCTCAGTACGGATGTTGTCACTAATTACTTTCTGTGAGCTTCCAGATTTAAGAGGCATGAGCTTACCTCAACGTCTGCGCTAAAAAGTCGTTCGTAGGTCGAAAGAGTTCTAACAAAGATCCTCCTCCTCCTGGTCTCGGCTGCGGCATAGGCATCAGAGACCCTATACCCCCGAAATTTATATCAGGGAAAGTAGATGTCGTAAGCTCTTCCACTTGCTGGACATACGGTTGCACAACATCCTGTTGATACCCACTATTCACACGATCTAACAAAGGCCGTAACAAACTTTCTATGCCCCCGCCTCCAATGTCGATAGGACGCGAAGGGAAAAAGTCGTTTATTAGAGGAGGCATCATACCTAGAGGAGGAGCAGGCAGTGGGTCGTTTATAGGTCTGCCAGACACTCCTATCGTAGGAGAGGGAATAGCTGGTAAAGGTCTCATCCTGCGTTCCTCCGTTCCATAGCCTGACGCTGTACGTCAATGCGCTCACGGTTTACTTCGTTGCGGTTCTCCGCGATCTCTTCTTGGCTCTCAATCCGAGCCGCATCCGTCGCCGCACGTTGCTGCATTTTCTGCAACTCTAGTAGCATCTGGCCCTGATCCTCTTCAGTCTTACGCTGCAAGTCTTGTTGCTTCAGTGCAAGCTCTTGCATACGGATCTGAACCAGAGGATCGCTCATCGGATCGTTGCCAGTAGGCAACAGTCCAGGTAAAATCTCCGCCATCAGTTTTTCCATCTGCATCGAGATCAACTGCTCCATCTGAGCCGGATCCTGCATGTTCTGCTGTACTTCCATAATCTGACGCTGCGCTGCCACTGGGTCGATTGCTCCACCCTGCGCTGCCAACTGTGCCTGCGCGATGATCTGTTCGATCTCCGCCATAACCATCTTACGCGCTTTCTGCGATACGTGTTCCATAATGTGTGAGTAGAACGTGCCCATAACCTGTGGCGATGTCATCACCAACGGAGTCTTCATGAACGCCATGTGTATACGGATGTGTATATCGTGGTCCTGTTCAGGGAACGTATTCAATATCTCGCCCATCAATGCACGGGCATTCTCGATGGCTGGGTCAAGTGGCTGCGGCTGTGGAGGAGGGGGAAGGATTTCGTCAATGTTCTGTACCTCAAGTGCCTGGTACATCCGACGATACGCCGCGTGTAGATTGTGCATCTGGGGATTACTTTGCGCAAGCTGCAACTGAGTTTGTGCCAGCGTGACCCGTTGTGCCATCGAGAATATGTTTGGATCGCTAACAGGGACGACATCGACGCGATCATCGAAGTCCTCTGCTTTGATCATTCGGTTACCACCCTCAACATCGTAAGGATACTCAGGTGGTAAGTTATCTCTGAAGATCCGCGCCAGTACACGGAACTCCTGTTTTTGTGAATAGTGCAGCCGCTTGTGAATAGCGGACATAACTTTCATACCACGCTCTAGGAGAGCCACAGTCGTCCCTACAGGAGCCTGACCGTTTGCGTCGGCAGTCTGCTGGTCCGCAAGCGAAACAAAGCGTCTACCGCCCTCTATGAGCGCACCCAGTAGCTGTGCCAGCGTACCAGATGGTTCTTTGTATGGCAGCGGGATAATTGCATCCCGTATGTTCCCGCCAGGTGCATCAATGTCCCGCCACTCCCCAGGCTGCAAAGGCTCGTCATCATTGCGAACCCGCACCCCTCTGGCCTTGAATCCTGCTGGGAGATTGGCAAGTGTACCTGCATCGATCAACTGTCGAAGGATACTCGTTGCCGCACGACCAAGGCCACCAATCATGTGGATCAGACCAAAGCCATAAAAGCCCAGACCTGGCATAAACTTGTAATGCACGAAGTATTGCATCTTCTTCGCAAGACCCGTGCCTTCCTCAAAGTTACGACGGATAGACAGAACCTGCCCAGATCCCTCATCAATCGTCACAATATACGGAAGTGCGATACCCGTAGGCTCTCCGTCAGGAGACATGTCCTCGAAACCCTCGATATCTATATCGACATGCATTTCAAGGATCGTAAAGATTTCGTCTGTGTATGTGCGTGACGTACCCTGTAGCTCGTCAACCTTCTGGCGAACCTCGTTCTCATCCTCGTCATACTTGCTTAACTCTACGTCCCTGTAGAATCCCGCGATCTGCATCTTGCGAACTTCATTCGCATCCATGCGTAGGACATGCGTAACACGAGACGCAGTCGCCAAGTCTGATGCAGCATAAGGTACAACCAAATCCTGCGCCGGAATGAACTTAGATACGGCCCGTTGTTTCGCTTCGTCAAAGTAAACCTTCTTAAACGTCGAACCAGACAGCGGTAAATAGAACAACAACTGATCCATGTCAGGATCGAACTCTTCCATCACTTCCATGATCTGGTAGTTCATAAAGTCCTTAACACGACCCGCCTGTTCTTCTCGTGCCTGATCCTGTAAACCCAAGACTTGCGTCTTAACTGGGCCACCAGATGGCAGTAGCTCTTTGTAAGCCTGCGCTTGGAACTGTGTGACGCTCTCCGCAATCAGCGGGTGCGTGACACCACTAGCTCCTTCAAACGGGACAGTGCGCTCTTCGTACTTGACACCAAGCTGGTCCAAGCCTTTTGTATAAGTTTCTTCCCACTCTGACCGAGAGTCCAAATCTTCTTCATAAGACGCTCGTAAGTCGGACGAAATCTCTCCAAGATATCCATCATCCAAATACTCCGCTAAGTTTGCGTTGTGTGGGATCTGCTCTTCAATCTGTCCCGCCATCATCTCTTGGATAGCTTCGACAATCGCACCACCCTCACCGTCAGGGATAACCTCGGCCCCGTTAGGAAACATTTCCATCTGGTCCTCTACAGGAACCTCGACTGACGCCTCTGTCGGCATCATGTCTTCAGGGGTAATCCCAGAATCTACAATCGGTGGCAGTGCCATCAGTAATACTCCCGCTTACGACGATAGTACTCGTCGTGATCATCGCCTTCACCTTGCAAGGATATAAACCCACCCTGCCGAAAACGCATTAGTGCTAACGTCATACTATCACAAAAGTCATCATGATCGCCATTAGGAAATGAAACTACTTCCTCGATCACTTCGTCAGCAAATTTCTTGTCTCTTGGTGCCCATACTACACCAGCTTCGAATAATGGCGCAACCATGTGCATTCTGGTTACTTTATCCTTGCCCTTACCAGGCGAGAAGCCAAGTGCCGGAATACCGCGAAGCCGCAACTCGTCAATGAGCGGTGTACCCGTCGCTTTCGCTTCGACCACAACCATGTCTGGCTCCCAGTATTCGTGTTCTTCATACGCAACCTCTTTGAGTTCAGGAAAATTCCATCGCCCACGCCGAGCGTCCATCAAAATCAGGTGATCTGTCCCACCTTCCTCCGGTTCGAACACACCCCATGTCGTAATCGCGCTGTAGTCAGCCGTTTCCTTCTTGGAAAACGCCGTATCGTAGGCTTGAATGATGTATTTTACTGGCGGAATCTCTTCTTTCTCCCATTCCTGCCACCATTCGCGCTTAATTATCGCAGAATCAGAGCTTGTCGGCGTCTGCTGCCACTGCGCATTCCATTTTTGCACAGGCAACGACGCTTTAATCGACAACAACGCGTCTTTTTCCCAGAACTCAGGCCACAACGGCTTGTCTGAGGGCAAGATTGCAGGAAATTCCACCACTTCCCACTGATCCGCCATGATATCGCTGCCCTGCGCAGCCAATAAACGCCCCGTTAAGTCCTTTTTACCCCATCGAGTCATAACAATTATGATCGCACCGCCAGGTTGGAGACGCTGACGAGGGCCAGAGGTGTACCATTCGTACGCATGGTCGAACGCAGTCTCACTCAGAGCGTCTTGTTCCGAGTGAGGGTCGTCAATTACGAACAAATCCGCACCACGACCAGTCACCGCAGCACCAACACCAGCCGCAAAGTACTCGCCGCCCTTGTCAGTTTGCCACTTACCCGCGCCCTTGTTGTCTTCTTTTAGATTGGTATCAGGAAAGATGTCTTTATATTGTGGATCGTCTATAAGATCACGAACCTTCCGACCAAAACGCACCGCAAGTTCCGTATTGTGCGTGGCCTGAATGATCTTGAGCTTCGGATTGCGGCCCAAAAACCATGCAGGCATCCAATATGAC